GGCTATCTCGTCCAGTGCCTTTCGCTCATCACCTGCGCTCTGGTCACTGACAAGAATGGAGATGTGGTCAAGGAAAATGTACCGACAGTCACAGGCATAGCGCATGTACTTGATGGTATCCACAATGGTGTCAATGTTGTTTGATCCAAAGGAATCAAAGAACACGTACCGTCCCGTGGCAAGGGTCTCTTGGAAGGCATCGTCCCACTCCTGTTGAGTAAACTCTGTGGTGGGTAGGTGCAGTGGCTTGCCAGCGTAGAGGCTCATCATGCCACGGGCAGCGTCCTCCAGTGGTTCCTCTAGGAAGAGCAGGCCTATGTTGTCCTCTGTGTGCTGTTGTATGTGGTAGCTCAGTTCTCTGAGCACCTGCGTCTTGCCCATGCCAGAGCCAGAGGTGATGGTCCACATCTCTCCCTTGCGGATACCATAGGTCAGGTCTTGGAGGCCGTCCCAAGGGAGCGCAAGGCTGTCAGGTGTGGGTTGGTTGAGCAGTCGGTCCAGCAGGTCCTCGCCCCTGACAATGTTGGCAGGCGTGTACCGCTCTGCTGCAAACCAGCGCCGGGTAAAGTCAGCGGAGCGGTTCTCAATCAGGTAGTCGCACGGGTCCTTGCCCTCGTCCAGTGTCACCACCTTGCTCTTGTTGGGGAAGAGCTTGGATAGCTGGTTAGCTGCCTGCGTACCGCTCTCGTCACGGTCAAAACAGATGACGATCTCCTTGAAGGAGTTGAGGAAGTTGTAGCTGTTCTTGCAATCCTTGAGGGCATTGCCTGCACCGTTCTTGATGGAGACAACAGGGTAGCGAGAGCCTAGCAGCTGGTAGGTGGCCAGTGCATCTAGCTCACCCTCCACCACGGTGACTGCCTTGGCAGTGGAAGAGCCAAAGACATGCTGACCAAACAGCATGGCCTCCTTCCCGCTGCCCTCCCAGATGAAGGACTTGCCCCGCCCTCTGACCTTGTTGGCAATGTGCTCACCCGCTCCATTGTAGTAGGGGTAGTAGTGGTTGGTCTCCTTCCCGTCCTTCATGTTCAGCGTGACGTTGAAGAGCTTGCAAGTCTCCTTGCTAATCTTTCTATTCCTGATATCTTCAAAGGTCCCTTTGCTAAGAGAGACAGAAGAAAACAATTCCTCTGTACTTTCTTCTTGTTCTGTTTCTTCAGTAACTCCGTACTGATCTAGCATACTTTGCATCTCCTCTGGTAGTTCTTGTTTAGAGTATCTCTTCTTCTCATTCTTACAAGCGTGAGAGAAGCAGTAACCGTGTCCGTCAGGGTAAAGTGCAAAGGCATCTGAACTGTTACCACAGGGACACGCTTGGTGTGTCACTAGTGCTTCTTCTTGGTTTGTTTCTTCTATCATTCTTTATTCCTTAGATCAAGAGTAAAAGGAAGACAAAGATAACCCATCCTATTGGTGATATTGCCATACACAAGAACTCTCTTATGGGGTGTTCATCTGGGTGATAATCATAATCATCTTTCACTAGTCACCCCCCGTAGCGTAGCTACTATCATCATTTTTTCTCCTTGTCAAGTGTTTTTTCAAGCTCTTCAATTCTTTTTTCTAGCTGGTGTTTCTCGTACCTGTCAACCACAGTACCACCTACGGTTGCGCCAGCCATTATACCAGCGCACCCGGAGAGCACAAGTGCAAGCACAAGAAGTGCCAAGAATATTTTCAATGAACGGTCCACCACTCCGGTGTACGTGTGTAGGCCCACTTGGCAAAGTACGCCTTCTCCCCTATGTAGTAGTTACGATAGGCTTGGACCGCATCATCTAGTACCTTGTACTGATCAGGCATACACTGTGGTGGTTGGGTGTACCTGTTACCGTAGGTGGATGACCACTTGGCCATCTTGGTCATAAGACTAGGAGGTGTCTTCAGTACCTTCTGTAGCTTGGCATCTGTCTTGTGCACCTTGTTAAACCTGTGCGTGTACTCAGAGCAGAGGAATTTGAACAGGTGATAGGTCCACTCGTACTGGAGCAGTGATCCTCTGACCCACTTGGTGGAGGGGTGGTTGAGGTGAGCAGTCTTGTACATGCCCAGCTTGTCTGCCTGCTCGTCACCGTCAATGGCTCTGTGAGCAGTGCACAGCATCTGTGCTGTCTCCAGTATCATCTTGACGCAGTGCTTATCACAGTGCATCTCAGCGGCTCTGAGGGGGTCAGGGTGTAGGTAGAAGATGTTCACGGTGTTAGTCCTTTTCTGTTACTGTTGAGGTCAGGATGAAGGATACTATCTCTCTGTATTCTTCTTGTCCACACTTTTCTATGTTGATTTGTTTTATTAAATCAACCATTCTCAGAACATCAGACAGAGGTATTGATGCTTTCCACATTTTCTGGTATGCCTTTCCTTTTCCAGAATTTTTTCACCCACTGAGACTTGGCCCACGGTGACAAGCAGTACCATGTAAACGTCACGGGTCCCGTCTCCTTGTAAAATTTCCGCACCTCCCTTTCTATTTCTACTTCAAAGGGAGATAGAGTTGTTAGACTTATCATGCGAACATTTCCAACTGTCTAGGATCAGGCGAGACTGTTTCTAGTTCCTCGTCAGGGAGGCCTATCTCACCCTCTGACTCCACAAAGTTGAGGAAGTCATTGATTTCTTTTATAGAAACCTCGTGCAGAGAGTGATCTATATCTGCTATGTCCTCCATATAATCCCACAGGTCACGCGGTATTTCATCGTGGTCAGTGTAGGCGTATAGCTTCATCTCTAGGGTACTCATTCTACCACCTCTTCAGTATATATATTGTCAAGTGTTATGGGTAACCATGTATCTGTACCCTCTTGTTTTTTCTTTATCTCAGCGGACAATATCTCTCCACTATCGTCAGTGTATAAGCTGAGATATAATCCTGACAAATCTATTTCATGCATCTTCATTGCCTTCCTCCTCCTCTCTTATCCACCACATCTTCAATGACCCATGTGTAGTGGTCATGGAGCCAGTGCTCCCCGGTCTTGGACACAGGAGAGACCTGCGTCACTGGTTCAGAGGAGAGGGAGGAGATGGGCTTCTCCACCCACTTGACCCACTTCTGGTCAGTTGCACGGCGTACCCACTCGGTACGGGGAGGGTTAGAGGGACGAATGGTGATCATTGTTTAGTCTCCTTGTTACTGTGAAGGTAAGTGATCTTCTTTTTAATACCGTTAATTGTATTAGTCAATAGGTCTAAATAGTTATTGATGAACACTAAATGCATATCTGCTACAGCTTTAGCTTTTTCTTTTTTTGAAAGAGTGCTAGAAAAAATAGTTTCTAGTTCTCTTTTAGCTGCTTCATACTCTGTAGTGGAAAGAAACATCCCTCCCTCTTCGTATCCAAGCTGAATAGCTTCCTGATGAAGCTCAAAGTAGCCACCTTTTCCTATTTCATTAAGTTCTTTTTCTATAGTGCTAAACAAAGCCTCATCCACTAGACATTCTCGCACCGTATTTTCCAAAACTTCTCCATCTGGTCCTAGATATATCGCATTCTGATCCATATCTGATCCTCCTTCTTAGTTTAAACAGTAGGCAGTTTATACACGTGCCTAGGTGTCACTGTCAAGCGGCAATTAGCAACCGTTGGAAAGCTCCGCTGTTCATCCAAGTGTTGACACGCCGGGACCTGTCCAGTAGGGATCGGGTCACGTTATCATTGCTGGCTGATCCCTTGATGGGAAACTCCTCAGAGTTGTGAGAGGAGTAGTAGGTCAGGGCAGAGGCCAAGGCCCACACGTTGGAGCCACGGGTCTTGACTTCCGTAAGGTATTGATCTTTCATTCTATCTTGCATCTTCTCGCTCATCCCCGGGAGCGCCTCTATGGCGGCGTGGGCATCTGTTATCCTAATATCAGTGGACGCCATCACCTGATACCGCTGGATATCTTGGTAGAAATCTCGCACCACCTTGTCCATGTCTAGGATAAAGTTGGACAAGTTGAAGCCAGAGGTGTGGCGCTTGTTCCCCTTGGTATAGTCACCGGAGATCATGCCGTTGGTGCAGAAGAAATCTAGCAGGCCAGTGACAAAGCCGTTGGAGGTGGAGCCGTCATAGCTCTGGACAAGGGCAACGGTGAGCGCCACCTCTGTCTGGTGCTTGCGTGTCTCAATAGGCTTGGAGAACGCAGGGAAGGTATACTTCCGGGACCTGACAGCTGACCCGTGAGACATATCGTCTTTGATCTCTAGGTCCTTGAACTTATCATTGGGCAGGGCGCTTATCAGCATGGCCTCCGTGGCCTCTGTGAAGTCGCGCATCTGTGTGACCTTGTACTTGTCACCCACCACGCCTGTGCTGGCACCTGTCCACGTATCCACCAACACCTTGTGACTGTCCAGTGCGGTGATTGTACTAGCTGCCTGTGGTTGTCTCTGGTAAGGCTCATCAAAGTCACTGGAGTGGTAAGAGGTCCCGCGCTCATACCATAGTTCTTGCTCAGAGACAGGTGCAAGAAATCTCTGGGCTTGCTCTGTCTGGTTGTGTTCATTGAACAGGTCCTCCGCTGTCTGTGCAGTGGGTGACCGAAAGTTAAGTACATCGTTCATAGTATGATCTTCCTTTCTTAGTTGATTGTTCTGGATACTTGTACGGGGTTAATGTTGGCTATGTCAAGGACTTCTTTTACAAAGGGGTCATCCTCTTCCTTGACCATGACATCTACCACGGTGGACTCAGTATGTCCCGCTTGGACCTGCGTACCCATGCCCGTGAGTTCATCGTACTCTATGCCAAAGCTGACAGCGGAGGTGCACAGGGTCTCAAGGCAGTCCTTGAGCGGGAGGACAAGGCCGTCCTCTGTCTGTACCATGCCAGCGGTTGCGTCCACTGTGTTGGGGTTGTCCGGGTCAAAGGGTATCATCAGCGTGGTGGCGGTGAATATCTTGTAGACTAGGACTTTGCCCTTGTTGTCTCTTTGATCTTCTGCGTTCATTCTCTCTGGTTCCTTGTTCAGTTGGTTGCTTGTTAGGTTTATATTCCAGTGTCCCGGTAGATGTCAACAGCTTTCTTGAGTTTCTTCCTGTTGTATTTTGTCTCCACCTTCTCAACAGGGTGACCCTTCTCCCACATAGCCTTGGCCATGGGGTTACGTGCAGGGGTGCGCCGCTCTATCTTGTCCAGTCTTTTTCGCTCACGCTTTCGCATTGTCCGCGTCCTCTCCTCTATCTGTGCCGTGAAGAAGTCTTCTAGGTTTAGCATTTCCATAGTTTACCACTCCTCTGGGGTTGCGTCAATGTCCATGGATAAATCATGGATAGCGTCGAATGCTTGGTCAATGATTTCTTCCGCGTACATGCTGAGAACCTTGGCACTGGCCTCCGGGTGTATAGCCGCGAGCCACACCCGGAGGTTACCCTCCAGCGTCTCCGCTATGTCTAGATGTGTGTCGGATACGTGGCGCGGGTATAGTGTGCCGTTGATTGATTGCCTGCAATTCATCTCCGTCTAGTCCTCCATGGCTTCAAATAGGGCATAGATAGTGTCTACCTCTTCAATTTTCCAGTCACCGTCTGGGAGTTCTCCCGCTTGGTATTCTGCATCATTGCGGAGGTAGTCCATCTCCTTCCTTACTTCTTCCTGAGTAAGCTTGTCCTTACCGTATAACTCCCGGTCACTGGTGACGGTCACCTGCACCGATTGTTGAACGGTACGGTATACCGTAAAGATATAGTCCTTCTCTTGCCGTTCCATTGTCTTAATCCTCTTCCATCAGTATGTGTTGCAGTTCTCTGACAGTGCGCCCCGTGATCCGAGACAACTCCCGGAGGGTCATATCTAGGTTACTGTCGAACAAGTCCTTGATCTCTTGCTTGTCCATTGCCATTGTCTTGGTCCTTGTTAAGAGTAGATGACAAGGGGAAACATAGTCTAGGGTGTTCCCCCTGTCAATAGTTTATATTGCACCCATATCCGCTAGGGTTGAGTAGTCAGCGTGGGACATGGGGTCCGGGGTGTCAACTACAAAGCCGCTTGCATCTTTCTTGGCCTTGCCCTTGGCATAGAGCGCAACCACCACCCCTTGAGGATCAAGGAACCGGAGGTCATCAGCGTCACCGTTGATCACGGGACGGCCTAGGAAAGTCTCGGGGATATTGCCCTTGTCCCGGAATACCACGGCTAGGTTAGCCTTGTACTTGTTGGCATAGGCCAGCACCTTGTCAGCATATTCTGGGTTTGCCTCAGAATAGGACAAGGTCAGGTGATAGTTATCCGGGAGGTCCTTGGCCACCCGGTTATAGACTTTGGTATAATCGTAGAATTGTATCTCCGGGAAGTCCCGGATGATATCAAGCCACGACTTATCCGATGTACCATTGAGACGGATGACAGGTTGCACCCCTTTACGGTTGCAATAGGTTGCGAACTTGGTCAGGTCCTGACGTAGCAACCGCTTGAATTCATCAGGATCAGACAATAGTAACTTGGTTTTCCGCTCCCGCGCAGCGTGCACGCTATTGAAAGCGCCACGCCCGGCAGATACTAGGCAGGGTTCATGGCACCCGGCAATGATAGAGAACGGGCACAATTTTACCTCTGGGATGAGGTATAGGATACCCGTGATGTATTCGGAGCCGTCACCCTTGATAGTCTTTGCATTGGTTCCGACGCCTATAAGATTATACTTAGCCATGGTGTAGGACCTTGATAGTTGTTGAAGGTGAATATGTTATGGCATACCGCATAAGGGAAAGCAAGAGTAAAATGAAATAAATTTATATTTTATTGATATCACAAGCAAGTTATTGTTTTATATTGTCTTTTATGTTCATCCCTTTGCCTGTCCCTGCAAGAGTATGGCCTATGCATTCGCCCCTACGTCTACGTCTACGTCTACGTCCACCCGCGTCTACGTCCGCGTCTACGTCTACGTCCACCGGGCTGGGGCCGGGTACGCACCTTGGTGGAACAAAACAAGAACACGCGGCCGGAACACGCAGCCAAGCCCCAAGCCCTAGCACATGGGCAAACCGCTTGGCCAGCAATTTATACAAGCAAGCTGGAAAACTTTCAATGTTGAGATCGGGCTGCGACATAGTGACGCACCCATGCAATTAGTGCTTTACAGCTTGGCAGGCCATCTATAAAATCTTGTTACCGCTTCAGATGGAAGCGGGAAACAAACTTAGGAAGACCAAGACAATGACAATACAAATTGTAGCCACGGAAAAAGATCGCACGGATGTTCTCTTGATTGGCGGAGATTATATCTCACGGCGGACCCATGATGTTCACGGATCACTTCTCCAGTTTGAAGGCTCTAAAGTAGTGAGCCACACCTCAGTAGAATTCATCCGGGATTATAAGGACACTGTCAGCATTTACGGGCTTATCGGATCTTTACTTGAGAGCCGCTTAAAAGGACTCGGTAAGATTGTGGACTTGGACTTGTTCATGGAAGCTCTCGACAGCTTGCCGATAGCCAATGATCCGAAACTTCATTACATGGGCCTAAGCAAAGACATGCTACCGAGCATTGCCACCCGCGTGGCATGGGACGTTAAGACAATGACGGACCCGGGCATCGGGCGGTATCACATGGGTGATTCATACGCTCATATGAGCTTACCGCACTATGAAGATGGACGGGTCACAATAGACGCAGTCCCATTATTCCGGGCTTGGGGTTTAGATACCCGAGCTTGGCATCGGGCCGGATTGGCTAAACACCTTGAGAGAACGGGCGCAGCACTCGGTCCGCGCAACAATTACCCGAAAACTTTCAATGATGAATTGAAAATGAAAATGATCGAGAAGCTGGGTGACTGGCGCAAAAAAAACCAATCCCGACTAAACCAGCTTATTGTTAGTGAGGAAGCTGTTCTTGAGATGGCCAAGCTGGTGAAGGATACCGTGACCAAAGCGCCGTTCCGTTGGGTGCATCACATCTACCAACACTAGGAATTTCGCGGCAAACTCAGCCCGGACTAGCACGATCGCTGGTCCGGGTCTTTTTTTGCTAAAAATTTGCCCTCGTCCGCTTCGCGCACTCGGGGTCTGAAAGGTAACTCGCTCGTCGCTCGTTTGGTTGTTTGTAGGGCCTTATAAGGAGTCTCGCTAGTCGCTCGACGCTTATTCTAAAGGCCCTACCCTCCGGGACCCCCATTGTGCCGTCAGTGTCTATATATATAATGGGACCCCCATAAGCGGAGCAAATTTTACAAAAATCAAAAAACGGGGGTACAAGGCGGGGGTATTAAAAAAGAACAACACAAGTGCTACTCCTAATAACACATAATATCTTTCTTTTTATTATTCTTTTAATAGTACATAATAACACATAAGAGTTCTCCTTGGGTGCCTTTGCACAGGGTAACATGAAAACAAAGATATTGCAAGACCCCTCTTTATAAATTATAATAAAAATTAATTCTTCTTGTCTCCCTTGGAAAGGGTCCTAGGTGTTACCTTACTATAAAGAAATACACAGAGCAGGTAATTTTTTAAGTAGACCTCTCTATGACAAAGTTCTAGGAACAGAGACAGAATGGACAAAGTACTTTAATTTTACAGCGTGTTCCATAGACCCGGAGGAGTTTCTTCTTCAAGATCATTTCTATCACTGGCTATACCAGAGACACAGGTACAAGGCGGGGGTACTTTTCATGGAAAGTAGAACAGTCTACAACTGGCACCAAGATACCAGCAGGGGTGTCTGTGTAAATTCTATACTATATACACCTGATACGATATCTTGTACCTACTTCAGGGAGGAGCCAGAGATAACTCACAGGGTCATAGACCTACAGTATACTCCCGGCACCAGAGTTCTTTTCAATAATCAGAAAGAACATATGGTTGTAAACCACGCAGGTATCAGGTTAATGTTGACAGTAGAGTTTGAAGAAGACAAGGATTCTTTATCTTTTGATAATCTTTTAAATGAAATAGAACAGGAATACACAACAGATGACAACCAGTGAAGAAGTTCTATCAGGTGCCCAGCCTAGACCCAATGCAAGATCAGAGGCCTACAACCTTACCAAGAAACAGACCAAATTTGCAGAGGTCTACATAGAGACCAATGATCCTATTCATGCACTGGTAGAGGCAGGGTATGCCCCGGTGAATACCAAGGACGGTAGGCTGGACCGTACCAGAACTGCCAGAAGAGCACAGCAGTACCTCTCCAATCCCAAGCTCAGAGCCTACATAGAGATGCTCAGAGAGGACGTTGTAGAGAAGGTATCTTGGAATGCACAGAAGGTCCTAGACAAAATGTACCAGACCTATATGAGAGCCACAGAGGCAGAGGACTATACCAATGCCAACCGTTCTCTGGAGAACATGGGCAAGCACCTTGGCATGTTCATTGACAAGAAAGAGATCAAACAGAACACCACCTTTCAGGGTGTAGATGAGGCCTTCACCCCTAATGTAGACGATGACATCAAGAGACTGGCAGACATCTCTGGGTATTCTCTCTCTGTCATCAAAGGGGGCAAGGGAGAGAAATAAGTGGAAGGTGCTCCAGAAGAACACCAGCTAAAGCTAAGAGAGAACCTGTACCTCAGAGCAGTGGACACTGCCAGAACAGACTTCTTCTCCTATGTCAAGTTTATTGCCCCCTCTCTTGTCTCAGACTTCAAGGTGGGCAGACACATAGAGGTGCTCTCCAGAAAACTGCAGAGAGTGGTAGATTCTCCTGACCCACAGAGACTAATGGTCTTCCTCCCTCCCCGCTCCTCCAAGAGCCTGCTCTGTTCTCAACTCTTTCCCTCTTGGTACATTGGTAACTACCCCTCTCACGAAATAATGAGCATATCTCACTCTGACCAGCTGGCCTCAGACTTTGGTAGAACTGTCAGGGATATTCTCAAGATGCCCCTCTACCAAGAGATATTCCCCGGGGCAACTCTCAGAGAGGACGTAAGAGCAGCTGGTAAATGGAAGACCAAGCAGAACGGTATCTACTACGCAGCGGGGGTACGCTCACAGATAGCAGGGCGGGGAGCACACATTGCACTGATAGATGACGCCATGTCAGAGGAGGACGCTTTCTCAGAGGCAGGGCGCAGGTACATCAAGGAGTGGTATCCCTCTGGTCTCAGAACACGCCTGATGCCCAACGGCTCTGTCATCATCATCAACACCAGATATCACGAAGATGACCTGTGCGGGTGGCTCCTCAACAACCAGACAGAGGATACCATACCTTGGGACGTTGTCTCTATACCAGCGTGGCTAGACGAAGAATCAGCACAGATGCTAGACCTCCCAGAGGGTTCCTCCTACTTCCCGGAGTGGAAACCAGACTCTCTGCTCAGACTAGACGAGGCAGAGATCAGAGCAAACAACGGAGCCAAGTACTGGCAGGCCCTGTATATGCAGAACCCTACTCCTGACGAGGGGTCCACCATCAAGTCTCACTGGTTTCAGAACTGGGAGATAGAAGACCCACCAGAGTGTGATCTGGTTATACAGACCTATGACACTGCCTTCTCCACCCGGAGCACAGCTGACTACTCTGTGATACAGACATGGGGCATCTTTGACTGGCACACCGTGGACCTAGCAGGAAGAGAATACCTAGCACCTAACATGATCCTTCTGGGAAATGTCAGAGAAAGACTAGAATACCCAGAACTAAGAAGGACAGCGCAAGACCTCTACGACTCCTACCAACCAGACATCTGTATCATAGAAAAGAAAGCATCTGGTCAGAGCCTGATACAGGATATGAGAAGAGCAGGCCTTCCTGTGTTGGATTACCTACCGGATCGTGATAAAGTATCCAGAGTACATGCAATTACACCACTCTTGGAATCTGGGCGCGTATGGCTTCCCAGAGGAAGAGATTGGTCAGAAGACCTATTTGCAGAGGCTATACAATTTCCATACGGGAGGCACGATGACCAAGTAGACGCAATGGCAATGGCAATACACTACCTAAAAGAATCTTGGCACTTGTCCCACCCAGATGATCCCGACTACGAAGAAGACGAAAGCCAACCTAAGAATAAAAAGACTTATTGGAATTGGAACTAGGAAAAGACAGTGGCAGACCAAGATCAAATACCTAAAAATCTTCCTATAGGTGGTAGTGATGTACCACAACAAGAAGAATTAGGTAGTCTTAGCAGCTTCTTTAAGCAAGCAGACGAGGGCGCACGTTCTTTTCTTGGTCCTGCTGCTGGTCCTGTAGAAGGACTTTTAAGTTTATTTGATTTACGAGATGTACCTGCTGCTTTGTCTTCTGCAGGAAAAAATTTAGAAACAGGAGTAACAGAGGGTAATCCTAAAGCCTTGGCAGCAGGAGTTTTAGGAACTGCTCTTGTTGGTGCAGAGAATGTACCGGGAGGTAAAGCAGCAAGTAAAGTAGCAAGTTCTTTTTCAAAACCTTTAGAAGTTGGTATTGATGAAACATTATCAAGTGGTAAAATTTTAAAAAATTATACTGAACAAGACTTTAATATTTTAGAAGATTTAATTAATCAGGGTAAAGCATCAGCAGGAACAAAAGCTGCAAATAAACTTATTAATGCTCCTATTGATCAAGGCAAAGAAGTAGGCATTCGTTTAAATTTAAATTCTAAAATTAACGACGCACCTGAAAATGTTAAGCCCATGCTTCAAACAATACATAATAAAAATGCAAGAGGATCAGCATTATCCTATCAACCTTTTGCTACTGTTGTGGGAACAAAAAATAAAAAAGTACAATTTTACGTAAGTCCTACAGGAAGAGAACAAATAGCTAAAGGAGAAAAATCAAAATTTCCAGCCATGTCTGTTAATGGTTCATATGAACCTAATTTAAAAATATTACCAACAGACGATGATGTAGTAGAAATTGGATTTAATCCTAAAGCACATCATTTATTTATTGATTTAAAAACAGGTCAGGCAGTGAAAGAAGCAGATGCTGCAACAGTTATAGGTGATAGAGTTTATGCAAAAAATGTTTCATACTTTAAAAAATCTGAAGCACCCATACCAGAAGCAGATAGTCAAGTTAGATATAAATATAAAAAGAAAGGTGGTTCTGTCATAGAGCGTGACCCATATAATAATTATGAACCAAAAGCAATATAGGGTATACTGTCAGGAGACAACTTAACAAAAGAAAGAAAATAAAGTGGCCTACCTAACTTCTAACATACCTTTTTTCAGGTGTTTAGTACGAAAAGAATTTACACATAATCACGAAGACTACCAAGGAGAATACCTACACGCACTGGCAATAGCAGTCAACACAATACCAGACAGGTGTCTTAGTTTCAATGTTGTATTTACGGGTTGTGAAGCAGAAGATGGTGAGGATAATCTACACGGCGGGGCCATGTGGGCCAGAATGCCTATCACTGGTCTTGTTTCTGACACTCCGTTAGACGAGTTCCCAGAGCTTATGCCCACGCACTTTGCACAACCGTGGGACTGCTCTTCCAGAGATCACTCTGTAATTTTCATGGACCGTATATCTTCTAGTCCATGGCTTTGTAAGATAGGAGGTGTATTTCATACAGGTAGATACCTGTTCACTGTAGACTACACAGGAACTGCAATTGCAGATGACCCTGCACAGCACAAGCAGTCTCACGTTCTAGAACTTACAGATGCAGGAGCCTACACAGGAAATATTGTAGCTCTTCCAAACAACAGGGTAAGAGTGACAAACCCTGCAATGTGGACAAACGGAGAAGGTGCACCAGACTTTGTACCTAGTCAGTATGTTCACTCTGCAGAAATCCATAACAGTTACATGGACCCTTATACAACTTTTAACAACCTTTATCAGCAGGAGGACCTTGAAGATGCAGAAGAAGAAGACCAAGAATGGTAAAAAGCCTGTTGCCAAGAAGTACGGTGGCAAACCAAAGATGCGTATGAAAATGGGCGGTAAACCCAAGATGCGTATGAAAAGAGGCGGCAGAGCCAGATAAAGGAATTAAACAATGGCAGTTGAGCGTAACCCGCTAGAGGCAATGGAGCCAGAACTCCAAGAAGAAATGCCTGTGTCTAACTTCAGTGTCATGGGAGATACTCCTTCCATAGAAGCAGAGATGATGGCAGAGAACATTGTAAACTTTATGCCAACAGAAGATGGTGGCGTAGAAGTGGAGTTTGGAGAGATAGAAGAACTAACTATTTCTGGCCCCATGGGTTCCCACTTTGAAAACATAGCAGAGTTTCTGGAAGAAGATGATCTAGAAGAAATAGGTTCTATGGTCTATGACAGTTACGAAGCAGACAAAGAGTCAAGACAAGAGTGGGAACAAATCTTTGAGCGTGGGTTTGATCTTCTGGGTCTCAAGCTAGAAGAAACCACAGAACCCTTTGACGGTGCCTGCACAGCTGTCCACCCCCTCTTAATAGAATCCGTTGTCAAGTTCCAGAGCAAAGCCTCTCAAGAACTCTTCCCGGCAGGTGGACCAGTAAAGTCTCAGATCATAGGAGCTTCTACCATTGAGCGCGAGAAACAAGCGCAACGTGTCAAGAACTTTATGAACTATCAACTTACTCAGCAAATGCCTGAGTACTTTGAAGAACAAGAGCGTCTGCTGTTTCACCTCCCAGTGATGGGTTCTGCCTTTAAGAAAATATACTATGATCAGCTACTGGAAAGACCAGTGTCAGAACTGGTCCCAGTGGATCACTTTTATGTGTCCTACAATGCCAAGGACCTCAGAACAGCTGATCGTTACACGCACCTGATCTTTCGTTCTATCAATGATTTTAGAAAAGATGTAGTATCAGGAATGTACCTAGACGTAGACCTAGGCAAGCCTTCTGCTCCTGACATTCCTGAGATGACACAGAAGATGGACGAACTCATGGGCATTGATTCTTCTGGTATTGACCTAGAAGACCCTCAGTATGTTCTCCTAGAGCAGCACTGCTACCTAGACCTACCAGAACCCTATGATGACCCTGACGGTATTGCTCACCCCTATATTGTAACCATAGACGAGAAGAGCAAAAAGGTTCTCTGCATCAGAAGAAACTACAAGGAGGGTGATCCCAAGAAGGAAAAGAAGAACCATTTTATTCACTACAAGTATGTACCGGGATTTGGTTTCTATGGTCTGGGACTTATTCACTTCCTAGGTAACCTGACCATGACAGCTACCACTGCCATGCGTTCTTTGGTAGATGCAGGACAGTTTGCCAACCTCCCCGGTGGTTTCAAGGCCAGAGGTGTCAGACTGGTGGGTGATAA